CTCCCACTGTGACGTGGCTCATCCGGGCGTTTCTTCTCCCGCTCACGCCGCTCAGCTTCACCACGCCGCAACCGCCTAGCTAGTTCACTATCGTCTATATTTGGCAAGTCACCATCATCACGTTGATGTTCCTCTCGTTCAAGGCGCTCCCTATCATACGCACTATCACGATCACCCCCTCTCTCTGGAGGATCATAAATTGGCGTAATCTTAGGAGGTCCCTCACCGTGGTATCCCAATGTTTGATCAAACTGCCATGGATAAATTGGATCTGGAAGCCCATGATCCCGAAAACTTCGCCCCGAAAGAGCGTTTTTCATGACAAACCCAACCGATGCTAACTGAGCCTGTAGAGTATACTTGGCAGGCGAGGCGAGTAACTTCTCAACCTTGCGTAACCAAATAAAATCCGCAGTTCGTTGATCGTACCGGGTATAGTCATAATCATGCTCCTTAAAGGATTCATCCAGTGCATCAATTGCTGGGACAGTCCAATCTGAAACTGGTCCATATTTTGCACCTCCATAACCAGGTCCTCCCCAGTTACCATAATACTTGAACGAGTACTTTGAAGGATCGAACCAATCCTGCCATGGGCCGGGATTTGATGCCTCGCCATATCTGTTTGCCTCCAGCTTTGCAAGAGGTTTTCTTTTCAGATGAGGCGCACCCTTAAGATGCGTGGAGGTATTATCCCATCCACTAATAAGAGTTTGGCACCATTGACACCAAAATTGATCCGTACCTGGTAAAACAGTGACGGGTATAGCTTCTTCCTTTGGGCGCTTTTCGGAATACTGCTTACCCTCATCACAAATAGGGGGCCCGCCATGCCCCCCCATTCTTGTGGACTTGCCACAGTGTGTACAGTATTGATTGTCACCTACAATCATACTGCCACACGCACCACAATATGGTCCCTCACCGGGGTACCCCAAAGTGGAGTCGAATTCGCGCAGAACACCGCGAATTGAGAGATTCTCAACACTCATTTCTGTGTTAGAGAAAATAAAAGGGAATTTTCTTTTGCCTGCAGAACCCTTCGATTTGCTCTCAAAACCTAAGTAAAGCCACTCAAGCTCGACATCAGTTTTATAAACTGACTTAACGCCAGCCCAAGTGACTCCTTTATATATTTCTTCTTTTTCATCGGTGCTCAAAAACAACTCCCTGTAGTGCGTGTGGTAATATGATATCATCTGCGCTATCTCATCGCGCAATTTTGAATTCCCCCAAGAATCAATCCGCACAGCATACAAACGCAATAGCGCCCATCGCGGATCAACTTCATAGTTAACACCAGCACGACTGAATGGGACTTTTTCCGATCCCTCAATCAAACACCCAATAACTCTCTCATAAACTGGACAAGGCAAAAAATACTCACCCATTTTCTCAGATCTGTTCGATGTATACAAGACATCTTCCGCCGCCATTGGCTCAAGAGACTCATACTCAATCAAAGTGCCCCACGAAGCCATGGTGTTGACAATGGCTGGCAAATTGAACCAAGGCAAAACAGCATCAGAAATTGTTAAACGAACGTCATCCCCGCACAGAGACAACGCCACATTCTCATCCATGAAAGATTGGGAAGTCTGAATTGGAGGCTGTTTGGCTAACGCCCGCCTCCTATTTTCAGCACGTGCTAGAGTCAACCAGACCCACTCCCACAAGACACTAAACCCCATAGTGTTGTCCGTAATTGTATTTGATGAACCAGACGGGTTACCCAAAAAAAATTGCAAAACATCCCCGTGCTCACCCAACACAAATCGACAAATAAGTATACGGTATATATTTGACAAAATAATCCTCTCTTCTGCAGTTAAATCGCACCAGTGTTGTCTCAGCTCCTGACACGCCCACAGCAAAATAGCGAACATTCGCGCATCCCATTGCCCACCATCTAGGCCATAGGAATTTTTGTCGCCAATTCGCCGGTGTCGGCGCAAGTCCCGATCCCATCCACGCATATACTTGGAGGAACCAACAGTATTCCAAGTGCTTGATGAAGCGCCCATACGGTAGAAGGCTTTATTCATATCCAAACATAAACGGTTCATTGCTGCAACCGTCTCAATACTTGCACAATTAAATGTGCGAATTTT